TCTGCCGTACTTTTGATGCGCACTTTATATTTAGCTCAATATTATCTTACTTTAAGAAAGAAATATATTTGCAGCCATCGGACCACTAAGTCCATTTATACGATAAAATTCAACACGAACACCTGGATTTAACGTTTGGCTTTCACTATTACTTAATGCAGAAACATGCAAAAAAACATCTTTTCTGCCATCTGATGGGATAATCAATCCCTTTCCGCTCTTGAAGTCAAAACTTTTGACAATTCCTGTCATTTTACGAGACAAATATTTCCCTAATGGTAATCCAGATTTGACTATACAGGATTAGTTAATAATAGCTAACCTTATTTTAACGGCCCTCTAGAAGGCTAAAATAAAATTTGCTTAATCATTCAACACGTGCCTTAATGGTTTGGCTGATTCGTTGCGATGATGAATCTAACTTTTCCAAAAGCCGTTCTCATAACCAGGTGTTATCTCTGATATCCCTCCTCTTGAGTCCATATATATACCAGCAAACGTTTCTTATCATGAGCTTGCTTGTCAGTTTGAAATATTCAAACGGAGTTTGTATGTCATCTAAAATCATAGGTCTTGTTAAGTGGTTTAACGAAGATAAGGGGTTTGGCTTTATCTCCCCACTCGATGGAAGTAAAGATGTTCTTGTTCACACTTCTTCCCTGCTGGGAGAAACATTTAATACTCTATTTGAAGGACAAAAAGTCAAATTCGCTATCATAGCTGGAACTAAAGGTCCAATCGCTGCCAATGTAACACTTTGCGATAGATAATTTTTAGATGGTTTACTTAAGGCAGCATGACTCTATCAGTGAAAGGTGATGTTCGGTTACTCACATCATTACAACAGGCCAGCATATTTACTTACCATCAAGTTTGCTGACCGATGTGATGAAATGCAGGACTGCTGCATGAACAGTCTCAAAGCAGAAGCTAACTGCTTATAAAATACTAAAGTGCGTAAGAGGTTAGGCAGCCTCCAAAAGCATCACTTCTTATTTTTTTAATAATTTTTTTAGAAGTGCTGGGAAGATTTGAACAAAGCACTGCAGTATGGGCACACCAACTGAGCCCCCTTTTGTACACGACTGTAACTATGTTCGGAATCTTTTGAGCAGTTTGGACAAGGACATTTTACTAAATAACTTCGGCGGAATTGAGTGTTTTTACGTGCAGACATAGACTTCTCCAGTTTAAATGGACCGTTACAGTACACGTTAAGACAGTATAATGCTTGTTTTAATTTCGAAAGAGGCAAAAAAAATGAACAAACAGAACCCTTTCGACCACCTGCAGGGGCTAGAAACCCTCAAAATACATGGTGATATATGAAAAAGGTAATCATTTTTTTTAATGGTAAGCCAAGTAAAGTTATCACTGTGCTTAAAGGTGTGACATCAATACGCGAAGAATATCCTAATGGAGAAGTGATAAACCTTCAGATAATGTCAGCAGGTTTTCCCTCTTTAACAGGTGACCATGAAGTGGTTTATGTGGCATCAGATCGAGAGCTTACCTCTCAGGAAATATTAGATGCGGCGCAAAAGTATCTTTGACGCCAGGGATTCAACACCAACATTCATGAAATAATTATTATAACTACGTTTCATTTTTATAGCCTGTTTAATGCAGGCTTTTTTTTACCACCATACAGACATTTATAATTAAGATATGGACATTCAACACCATGGCAATATCACTCTATTGCTGAAGCAACCATAAGGCTTCCATGAAAATCCTACATTACACAGTATTAATAGTTGCTGAAGCCCAATCCTCAGATAATAATATCAACCCTCTCATCTTGGATCTCTTGCATGACCGAAACTATTCAAGTAAGTCAAACCGAGGCGTTAAACTTCCACCCCATGCATTCGTTGGTTCAGAGGGTCAGGCAGTTTTAGAGTGGGAGTCTGAAAAAGATGGAGCAGAAAAACTAAAAAAAAGACTCTACCAGATGCTGCATCGAATCATACGTTTAGAAGAATGTCCCACAGCAATTTTTCTAATGATTTGCCCAGAAGATAAAACATTAACCTTTGTTTCAAGACTTAAAGTAAAAAAATGAACATCGATGTTTTAACCTTCACCATCTGAAAATACTTTGACCGTGCAAACTGCGAAAAATCATGAGACACATCAGTAAATACTGTATCATTTGCTAAGCATTGCTGTTACATTCGGTTTAATGATGAATCCTCCTCAGCGGCAGGGCTAATTAACCTGATGATTTGTATATCAAGCGGCTCATCGTGAATTTCTGAAGCAGCGAGTCACGAGTGGTTAGTTCAATGACTCACCGGGAGGCACCCGGCATCATATCCGTGAGCCCCTGTATAATTGCAGGGGCTTATTTACATTACAAAAGCATAGTCGTAGACATATTATTGTTAATACTCATAGCCGGTAATTAGGTTCGGATGAATGGACCGATTAAAGAATCATCTAACTTTTATTAGGTCTGAATACCTCGTAGTATATCGTGGAGATAACATATCCCGTTTCATCTGCCACTGCTGCTGTATGCCCTGCCCGGCAAAATAAAGCGTTCCCTTTCCATCTTTCGCGTTCAGATAATCCAGAACTTCCATCAACCTTTCGCTACCAGCACGCGGCGCGTTTTCGTCGAACAGGTTCAACTGAGCCACGCCTTGGCTGAAAAAATCTCCCAGCAAGATTCCAGCCTTTTGATAGCGATGGCCATCCTGCCAGATTTTGTCCAGGCACTTTACCGCGGCGTTGATGATGTCGCGGGAATCCTGAGTGGGTGTGAGAAGCTTCATGGACGCACTGTTACCGTAATAGGGCTCGTTAAGCGCAAAGGGAGAGGTTTTCACGAACGCAGAGATAAAGCGGCAGTACTGATGCTCACCCCGAAGTTTTTCAGCGCTACGGGCCGCATAGCTGCAAATAGCCTGGCGCATCTGCTCATAGTCCGTGACGCGTCCGCCGAATGACCGACTGCAGACGATTTCCTGCTTTGCTGGCGCAAACTCCTCCAGATCAAGACAAGGCTCGCCGCGCAACTCCCGGACCGTTCGCTCGAGTACCACGTTAAAGTGTTTACGGATAATCCATGTGCTTTGTTCTGAGAGGTCCAGAGCCGTTTTAATGCCCATGGCGTTAAGCTTCTTACTTATGCGGCGGCCAACGCCCCAAACGTCCTCTACGGGTACCAGGGCAAGGAGTCGGCGCTGGCGATCGATATTGGACAAATCAACAACTCCGCCCGTCTGCCTCTGCCATTTCTTGGCGGCGTGGTTTGCGAGCTTAGCGAGTGTTTTTGTTTGCGCAATGCCAACCCCGACAGTCAGGTGCGTACGCTTAAGAACCGTAGCGCGGATTTCTTTGCCGAACTCCGTCAGGTCCCGGCAGTTGCGAACACCTGCCAGGTCGCAAAAAGCTTCGTCGATGCTGTAAATTTCGACGCGAGGGCTCATTTCCTCAAGCGTCGTCATTACCCGGTTTGACATGTCAGCATAGAGCTCGTAATTACTACTAAAACAAACAACACCAGCGCGCCTGAATAGATCCTTTTGCTTAAAGAACGGCTCGCCCATGGTAATTCCAGCCGCCTTGGCCTCGGCGCTGCGTGCGATTACACAGCCATCGTTATTTGAGAGAACAACAACCGGCCTCCCTCTCAGGTCCGGCCTGAATACAGTCTCGCATGATGCGTAGAACGAATTCACATCACAGAGGGCAAACATATTCAGCTCGCAGATTTAACGATGAAAGTAACAACGCCAAACACGTCCAGTGTGTCTTCACTGCCAACAACAATTGGACTGTAGGCGCTGTTCATAGGATTGAGTTGTACGGTCGGGCGCAGCTGCAGGCGTTTAACAGTGAACTCCCCTTCTACAGCGGCGATGACAATGTCACCGTGCTCAGCCGTGCGCGAACTGTCCACCACCAGCAGATCGCCGTCACTGATCCCGGCCTCAATCATCGAGTCGCCGGCAGCTTTAACAAAATATGTTGAGCTGGGGTGGGAAACCAGTAACTCATTGAGATCGATACGCTGTTCAACGTAATCTGCCGCGGGACTTGGAAAACCACACTGCACTAAGTCACTAAAAAGCGGAAGAGCAATAATTTCTCGCAGTTCTGCAGGCCTGATAAACTCCATAATTCACACCTCAAATACTGTTTTTATATACAGTAGTTTTATTTGTAAGTGTCCGCAAGATGCAGGCCCTACCGTCTCTGCTTAAAGCTTCGCCGTTTCGTTTCTAAGTTTCTATGTCGCTTCGAATTATGAGTTTTGTAAATTTTATGCTCATAACCATTCTTGAACAGATTTCAACCAGTTTAGAAACGGCCCCTTATTCACCTTCTTCTGCAGTCATGGCCAACTCCGCCGCGATCATTCTTTGGTTGTACAGAGAATCGACAGGCATTTCGACACGGACGGACAAAAACTGGTCGCGGGGAATATCGACCGGCTCCGCCTCACTAATATCCTGTATTTCGTTCCTGGCGAATGCAGGCGCGCCAGGATGTGTTCGATGATAGGTTTTTACCAGAACGGAACCATCCGCGTTAACCTCATAATCCAGCCAGATAAGAGGCTGTTTGTTCCTGTCGGTTGGGATATCAAAACCGCCATCAATGCCCCCCCAGGCCGCATCAGAGTTAAGCCCCTCACACCCTTCAACAAGGTATTCACCAATGCCCAGACGAGTTACAGAGCAGCCATCTGATTCATCGTTTGTCTGGTATGACCCATCCGAAAAAACTTTAACCACAGGCGATGCTGCTTTGAGCGTACCATCGCTGGCTCTGGTGGTATTGCCCGTGGTGTAAGCCTCCTGATATGACCAGGACGAGCCACCGTAATACGAAAACCACGTCCGCCTTAGAATGTAGGCCTGATGAATACGGGTTGGTCGGCTGCCCCGATTGACGACTATAGACGTAATACCGGTATTTGCAGTTAACCCGAGCTGGGTCTGTCCGTCATTTTGATGGGAGGAGAAACAGGTCGGTGTAAATGCGTCCATAGCGTCCAACAGCGGGCCATCGCCATTGATAGTTCCGAGCCCAAATGCTCCCACTTGCATGATGTTCCCGGCAGTCGTTCCGACGTCCTTTGTCGCGCTACTTCCCAAACCGAGGTTTTTGCGAGCGTCTTCCACCTTCGTTGCCCCGGTTCCGCCGTCAGCAACAGCCAGCGCACCGTTACTCCCTTTCTGCGCCAGTTTACCGATGCCGGGGATCGTAACAGGGGTGCCATTGATGGTAACCGTGATGCTCTGGTTTGGTGAGGTTGTGGCGAACGTCTCCCACGCGCCAATGTTCTCGTCATACTCTTTAATGAGCTGAGACATGGCCTGTGCCAGGCCGTCGACCGAGATATTGTCTGACACAAGAATTCCATACTTCTGGCCGCTCAGCGCCGGGGAAGCGGCAGGTGTAACCGTCATTGACGTGGCGCTGTTCACGGATGAAATCTGGAAAAGCTGCACCGGGTTAGACATCACGATAATCGTCTGGCCAGCGCGAACCTGGCTGGCGGGTGCCGTCCAGTTCGTGCCGGTCCCGGTTGCGGTGTTTCCGTTAATGGCGATGGTGCCGGTGTTATAAAGCATATTTTCTCCAGGCAATAAAAAACCCCGCCGTGGCGAGGTTTGTTTTGAAACAAAATGACTTATTGGCAGGTGGTGCTGGTGAACGTGTTGGCACTAACCCAGGTCCAGTTAAAGGGATAACCGGCGCGGTACTGGGTCTGATTGTTTTGTTTACGCACTCCGTAAATCTGGACACTGTTTTCCTGCCCGCCGATAAGGGCTGTACCGGAACACACAGGTTGCTGTTTCTCAATAACGCCAGCGCAACCGGAGAGCAAAACCGCCACCGCCAGGCAAAGAATCATGTTTTTCATCGTGGTTATATCCCAGGGCATTCGCAAGGTTACACAATAACAATATGAATCAATGGGATATAATTGATTTGGTAGATCAATTATTAGAAATTGATCGTTGAAAACGATCAATCGTAGTTGGCGCAGTTGATGGCCATGATGACGTTTCTCATGTTTGAGTACGCGACGTTTTGCAGCCCTCCGGAGGGGGTTGTCTGAGGCCTGGCAAATATCCGCGTATTGCTTCCCTCGAGTTTTGCCATGCTCTTGTAAATTGCAGCGTAGGGCTGCGGCTGGCCACCGGCTGATATAACACCGGTAATCAGGCCGAGCATGACGGGCATGCAGGCCCACTTCCCCGCCAAGGTTGTGTTGATGTTGTAGCCTGAGTTTGCATCCACTCCGGCAGTGCCTATGGTAACGACATCGCCGAGCGTGCGTGTCTCGTGGGTCAAAATTAGGGTCCCCGATGCATCCCACACGGCCATCCCGTAATCTGGCTTTGTCTGGGGGAAAATTGTGAAAAAATAAACGTACGCCGTTCCAGTTGCATTAGGTCTGAGAAAATCAATCGTGATGGTGTTTCCGCTTACCATCTGAGTGATTTCCACCTCAACCGTGCAATGAACGAAGGCCACAATGGGCTGACCTGAGGGAAAGGTGTGCGTCACCTTGGTATTAAAACCCGATGTTCCCTGCAGTGCCGCTGTCTTTCGCGCCTGTAATGCAATTGGCGAGCTGTTGGCGGTAACCCACACCTCACCGCTCGTCGTCGTCAGTAAACCGCCGTACTGCGCCATTTATGCCCTCTCGATCTGGAAAATGAGAAAAGCTGCAACAGCGGGTTCAGTCCCTGCTGAGTAGTCGGTATCCCCCACAGAGGAAACCGTTGCAGTACCGCCGGAGATGGTTATCTTCCTTCTTCCAGTTCCCCACTTATCATCGTTCATGGCCTGAAAGTAGGTCAGTTTGCAACCCGGTGGCAGGGCAACGGAATAAGAGCCTGTTTTCTGGTTAACGGCCAGTTGCAGATAGCCGCAAACGCTGACTGGCTTAATTCCATAGTTGTTAACCTTGCCTGAAGCGTCCCATGTTTGAACACCGTATTCCGCCATCGTATCTCCTGAAAAAATAGAGGCCCCGCAAGAGGCCTCCCGTCACCATGTACCAGTGATTCTCCCGATCTGCACCCTCAACACATTGTTGGAGTCCCGTACACTGATTGTCTGGTTGGTCTGTTTCATGGCCCCCTCGCCAGCTGTCGAACCGTAGTTCTCAAGCGTACCCGTTCTAAAGTTTATGGACAGGCCAGCCTGGTTCGGAACGTAGTTAACCGAGCTGATTGTTTCAGCCAGTTTCGCTCGCGTGATAGTGGCATCGCCTATTACCGTATCTCTGATAATTACCTGCCCGTTCTGGATAACGAACGGAAGCGTAACGGTCGCTCCGGCCTGGTGGGTAACAGCGAAGCGGTCAGCTAGGAAGATAACCTGCGACTGCATGCCGGATGGCGTATTCTCCACGCCGATACCCATCCCCGCGGCGTAATACTGTCCGTTGCTGGAGACACCAACCTTGATGTTGTACATCGCGCTGAGGTCGCCATTAACGTTGGCTATCGCCTGAGCGTTAGTGGTGATGGCGGAGGTATGCCCGTTCACGGTCGCCGTAATGCCGTTTATCTGCGTGGCCGTAGCCTGCTGATAGTCGGAGAACGTCTGATTCAGGCTGTTGATGGATGCCTTGTTGCCGTTAACATCCGTCTGCAGGCTCAGCAGCGAGCGCGCCGTTGCCTCCCTGTCGTTGACAATCACTTCATCAATGCGATCCAGATTCGCGCTATTGCCGGCGACCGATGCAGAAAGTGTTTTACGCGTGGCCACCTGAGCGAGGTTGGCCTGGATTATCGCAATTGCAGAGTTCTTCACCCCGCCCGTCATGCCGTCCATAGAAACGCTGATGTTGTCGATTCGCTGGCCCAGGGCGGTATCAGCCGTCGCAACGGTCTGCTCAAGCTGACTGAGTGAAGACGAAACATTCCCGACCGTGCTGGAAAGCTCATTAACGCTGGTCTGAACCTTCCCGACGTCCTGGGCATTTTTGGCGATATCCTTCGCCTGCTGCTCCAGTTCGTCGTTGGCCTGTTTGATATCGTTAGCCATGCCAGCAATTTTTTCGTTGCTGTCCACCGCGTTCTCGATCAGGTCTTTGAAGGTATCCGAGTCTTTAATCTCCTCCAGGATCACATCGGTGATGTCGGACACATCGATACTGGCCTGACCGCGCACCCATTCTGTGTAACCTGATTCGTTGCCGCTGCGGTCCACCAGCTGCGCTCGGTACCAGAAAATCTGCCCAGCCTTAAGGCCCATCTGCTGATATTTGCGCTGCGGGTAAGGCACATCGGCCAGCAGCATCGCATCGTCTTCGGTACCGGTCAGGCTGTACAGGATTTCCGTTTTCAGCGTGTCGTCGGTATTCGCCGGGAATCCCCAATTCAGCTCGATGCCGAATACCACATTTTCAGAAGCGACGAAGCCAACCGGCTTCGGTGGATTGCCCACTTTACCCGTCAGCGTTTTCTCTTCTGAATAGCCCCATCCGGACGAGATTTCTGCAGCATTGATTGCGCGAACGCGCACCAGGTAGCGCCCGGCATAAATCCCGGGGACGTCGAATGCCGTGGTGGAGCTGCGCGGCACGTTAACCCAGTTACCGTCGTTGCGGCGCCATTGCGCTTCATAGGCAATAGCGTTCTGCGCCTGGTCCCAGCTCACGCGCATCGTTTCGACGCTGATATTTTGCTGAACCACGGAAAACGAGCTGATCACGATATTCGCAGGCGGCGCCTGGTTACCCGGCGGGATAACACTAACCGGCCGCTGGTCAATGATGGCTCCGGTATCAATGTGATCGAATTTATCCGGATCGTGATTTGCACCGACGATTGTGAACGTGCCGTCATTATTATCAGTTACCGTAATAACGCGATACTGCTGTGCGTAGAGCTCATCAGACTCAATGACCCATACGGCCTCAGCCACAGGCGTTTCGCTGTAAGCGGTCGTAACGGTTACTTTATTGCCCGTTATCGACTGAATGGTGCGTGACTGTGAAACACCCGATGGAAGATTGACAATCATCCTGTCGGCTACCGAAGCATCCGGTGCCCTGTCCAGCGTCAGCACACGACCATTTACCGCCGAGATACGGCCGCCCAGGTCGCGCCCGGAGAGATTTCGGTCCGCTACAGCGATTACATATCCAGGCTGCGGAATGTTGCCATCTTCCCCTACATTGAAAGTCACAACGCGATCTTTATTGTTGGTGAGGATCCCCCATCGCCCTTTCCGATTCGCTTCTGACTGACGGGTACAGCCGATCGCAGTTATCTCAAGTTGATTAAACCCATAACGCGCAACCAGCGCCTGCTCAAAAACAGGCTCCATCGCATCAGAATAAGCGTTATCAGGATCAGACCAGGACACCAGCGCATTGGTGTAACGGTTCTTTGTGGTGCTGCTGGAATAGGTAAAGCGCCCATCAATAACGTTCGCATGCGTGTATGTAAAATCTACATCTCTCGGCATGTCCGCCAGCGCCACAATCTGGTCGTCGCCCCAGTAGGTCATCCCACGGAAGATTGCAGCAAAATCACGCAGGACCGTATAAGCGTCGTTGCGTTCCTGAATGTAGACGTTGCAGGTATAACGTGGTTCGGTACCACTTCCGCCTTTGCCATCCGGTACCATTTGATCGCAATACTGCGCAACCTGGTAGAGCGTCCATTTATCTATGTTGGCCGTTGTAAGACGATCCCCAAGTCCGAAACGGTCGCTAACCACCAGGTCGTAGAAAATCCATGCAGGGTTATCGGTCCAGGCCCATTTAAATGTCCCAGCCCACGTACCGCTATAAGTGCGGGTTTCGGGGTCGTAAGTATCCGGTACGCGGATAACGCGGCCGCGGGGCTCGCAGGAGATCTGCGGGATAGAGCCGTTAAACTGGCTGGAATCGAATTCGATATAAAGCAGCGCTGTGTTTGGATAGCGTAATTTGGCGTCAATTACCTCGGTAAAGCTCTGCAGCATCATCGTGTCGCCGATTTTCGCGCTGTTGGCATCAGACGTAATCTTACGGAGTCGGATTGTCCAGGTGCTGCCAGCCTGAGGTAAATCAATACGGTGGCTGCGCTCGTAACCTGATGTCGTTTTGCCGGTCACGCTGGTATCGAGTACCGTCTGCCATGTGCCGCCGTCCGTCTGCAGGTCAATCGCATAATTAACCGAGTAACCGACCAGATCGCCGTCGTCCTCCTGCTTGAAAAGCGAAGGCCATTTCAGACGCAGGCGAACCGCTGAAAGCTGCGTATTGGTAAACGTGCGCGTCCACGCTGTAGCGCTCGATACCTCAGTTCCCACGCTGATTTCGTTTTCGGTACCGGGGATTCCCTGAATGTATTTTTGAGCCTGAGTGCCTGGCCGAAACTCCCACGTTACACCACCGAAGTTCTGGGAACCGTCAGCATTCTCCAGAGCCGTTCCGTCGAGGTAGATATCTTTCGCCGTCAGCTGCCCTGCAAATTCACCTTCCCCTAGTGCAACGAGGATTTTTGCCTTTGCTACAGATTGCAGATCGTCAGGCTGTTCGGTAGGGGTTCGGGAACTGGAGCTGCCGCCCTTGCGACCTTTTATAGCGATTGCAGTTGCCATATTGCGCCCATAAAAAAACCACCCGGGGGTGGCTGTGTGTTTTACTCTGGGAAAATCCTTACGATGGATTTTTAAAAGTGTACCGCTGAATAAGTTCTTCAACGGAGGCTCCCATGAATTCAGATAAAATTCTATAGTTAGGCTTAAGTATTGGATTTAAGGCCTTTTCAAAAAGTGGCCTTCCATCTGAACTAAACCGTAGTAACCCTCCCCCTCCGACTAGAGATAATTCAATATTACTTTCAGCTATCTCAGGGAATTCCCTAACAAATGAGTGAAGTTCGTTAATGATAAATTCAATTAACGCGAAGAGCATTTCGGTAAGATCAACAAGTTTTATCAATTTATGTTCTTCAACTACACCTAGCAACTGCTCATGCGTGAAACCTGATGATAAATTAGCGCTATGCAATTTATCATCAACTTCCCTTCTAAGGATATTCCTTTCTGCCAAGATCGTAAAAATATAATTAAAATTTCCAATACAAGCAACTAATCTATTAAGATTGCGCCAGCTTTTTCCAACCTCAACTGCTGATGGAAAGACCCTTGAACAACGCATAACTCTATACTTCCAAAAATTTAACAACTGCTGAGTTATTGGGAGATTAGCTGTAGGAATGCTTTTAATAAAAGATAAGGTCGAAAAGTCGAAATCTACAGGCCTGCTATTACTTAGCACAACCCCAACCAACATAGTTCTCTGTATCGGATTGTCAGTCTGCATGTCAATAAAGTTATTCACCTTAATTGCAATGAGATCATTAAGGCAGGACATCATTATTATTTGAAGTTTTGATACCGTAGAAAACTTAGCTCGCTCCTCTCTTATTCGTTCTTGTCTTAGATTGAACCTGTATGCAACAACTCCACCAACAAAAGCAGAACAAAAAGCCATAAAAACAGGAAATATATAATCTTTGAATGTATCTGCATCTTGTTTTGTGGCTAATATTGCCTGCGCGATTAATAAAGCTTCAGAATTCACAATTCAATCACCCATAGATTAGAATTGTTTTTTATACCATCACTTACTGTTGATTCTCAACATAAATACCAGCCGAAATAACAGCCCCACCGATGCGGCGCTTACCGTAAAGAATCGGTACCGGATTCCCCTGGGCTGTCGTGTTTGTTACTCCACCAAAGGCGTAGCTGGCTTGGTTATCCGCAGATTGCTTACTGGCGAGCCCGGTTGTCTGTGGAGAAAGCATCTGGACTACGCCGCCGATCGCCATTGATGCCCCAATCCCCGCCACAACTCCCCATCCACCAGCGAAAGCGGTACCACCAATCCCGATCGCGGCCCCTCCCGTGACGAACGCAGCAACAGCGACAAGAGCAACCCCGAGGATTGTCTGAAACACCCCGGCTCGCTTACTGCCGATGATCACCGGCGCGATGCGGATTTCCTCTGTACTCCTGTCCATACTGAGCTCATCGTTTAAGAGGTTTCGTTTCCCGCTGAATACCGCATAAGTTAAACCTCGTTGCTTACTGGTATTCAGGAAACGCTCAAAACCCGGCACGATAACGCTCAGGGCACGGATGGCCTCTTTTGGTGAAGCTACTGATAAACGATATTCACGCCCGAAGGTGGCGCCTAGCACGCCGTACAATCGAATTGTGCGGACCGGCTCAACATTGAGTAATGCAGCCATTTTTCCCCCATAAAAACTGTCACAGGCGGTTATCAGAAACAGTCTTTAAAGCGCAGTATTTTCATTGTGCGCTCACGCCAGTAACCGCCATAAGGTACGCGCTGGCTCAGATGCCCATAAAGGTGATGCAGTAGCATGTTCCCTTCCAGCAGAATCCCCGCATGATTCCACTTATCAGCCTGAACCTGCATGATCACCATATCGCCTGGTTTTGGCGGCCCGTCGAATTCACGGAATCCGCACTCATACCAGCAATCCTGATAGAAGTTGTCCGGATAGTCGTTTTCCCACCAGGGATAATCGACCCGGTAATCGTGAAGCTCTATACCGTGGGTTTGCCGGTAATAGCTCATCACCAGCCCCCAGCAGTCGAAGTGACCAAGCACAAACGGGCGCTCCAGCAGAGGCAGTTCTCCACGCGGCTGGATGGTCCGTAAATCCCCCTCCGGCCAGCTCACGATATGCCAGGGTAAAAGGGTTGCATCGCATTGCGCTTTATCCAGTTCGCTCGGTTGCGTCGTGGCATCAGGGTGACTGTGAGCGATGGCGATCACCTTCCCCCATTCCTCAGCAGCTGCATAGTCTTCGGGGCAAAGTATAAAATTGTCCTCAGGCATCGCGGCAAGATTCCGGCACGGGAAATAACGTTCAACTCGGCTTTTCTGCGCCACCAAACCGCAACACTCGCGAGGGTATTCAGCAGCAGCATGCGACATAATGGCATCAATGGTTTTCTGACGCATATCAGCTCCTGATCAAAGACGTTCCCGGGAAACCACCAAACGAGAGTTCGTTATTTTCGCCGAAGCGGAGTTTGCACGCCGTCAGCGTGCCGTTGCATTCATCCAGCGACGGATCGCTTACCGGGGTGTTGTTTTTGTCGAAATAGCGGGTACCGGCATAGTCGCAGCCATCGCCGGTGCGATATTTATTCCGGATACACCAGGTACACAGAGAATGAAGTTGACGTGTAGGGATCATCTTTCCCTGTAACGACATCGGGCTATCGAGCACGAATTCGATACTCTCGCCCGGAATTTCGCTGGCTTTGCTATCAATGTAAAAAACTCGTTTTCTGACCTGTTGCGGATCAGCTGTTGCGTTACCTGCAGGGAAGTTCTTCGCATCGAGATAGTGCGAATAGGTGTCATGGATAGTGACTTTCGCCTGCAGCATATCGTCATAGGCAAGGCACAGCGCTGTAATCTTGCTTTCGATATCTGCAACCGTCAGCGTTGGCTGGGCGCTGTTGCCTTCTGTGGATGCTTCAAGCCCTTCAATTTGATACGGCCAGGCGGCATATTCTTCCCCCTGCCACCAGATGCTTTTCGCCTTCAGCTTTGATTCATCACCACCAGCGGCGGCGATTTCTTCTTCCGTGTGCGGGAGGTTGTACGCGTGAAATCGCAGTACATCATCCACGCCGAACGTAGAGCCATCAACTTCGATAAGCCGGACTTTATTGCCGGGCTCAAGGCTTTGATAGTCTGCTGTGATCATGGTGCGTACGCCTGTTTGAATGTTGCGGAAATGGTCAGAACATTGCTGGATAAGGGCTGTGACTTGATTGATTCGGCCTCAATCCGGTAGAGCCCAGTTTCGCCAACTGGCGATGTCCAGATAAATGACTTTGTGACGTGAGAACGAAAGAACTTCAGGGCCTGAAGCATGTCCGCTTTTTTCCCCGTCAGTGTGACAGGCCATGACTGCTTTTCAGGGTTAATGCCTTCCGCGGCGATCTGCTCATAGCCGTCGCCAAAGGTTGAAGAGCGCGTTTTAAGGCTGAATACCCCTTCCATCCCCGCCTGTATCTGTGTTCGCCAGGTGAACGTTTCGATTGCCATGCTATCTCCGGGCATAAAAAAACCCGCCGAAGCGGGTTAAGTGTTAATATATCAATAAATAAATTAAAGATTTTTCAATTGGTATTAAAGTTTCGCGTAAGCTTAAAAGTGATTGACTGGTTATTCGCCTCAAGGATATCTAAAACAGCACCTTTATAGCGTATGGTTTTTGATTCAGAAAGGTCATATTCCACTTCATTTGAGAAGGCAGCTCTTGCCAATCCCCCCTGAAACTCACGATAACCAATATTTATCTTATTCCCAACCTTACCATTATAAATCAAGGTTTGTTGAAAAGCCGACTGCTGTTCTGTTTGAAATTTCACTTTTGAATATGGTTTCCCTGTATCACATTTGGTCGCTCCATAGATTGTCACAATACAGATCTCACCATTTTTTTTGAGCTGAATACTTTGAGTTGGATCGTTGACCATAAATCGATTCGGTACTAGAGCACCTGATGATCTTTCTACATTAGAGAAAAACTCAGATTTGGAATCCTCGCCAATTTTTACGTAGTCACCTGCAGGGATTGTATATACCCCTATGGATCCGATCTCAACTGCCTGATTGAAATGAATAGCATCAATACTGGCGTCGATACCCTGTCTAACCATATCTTCACCAACATAGGTAGTCGTAGTCGTATTAAGCGGCGGTATACTTATCTCTTTCGTTTGGGGTACATAGTTTCTAGCTGGTGACCTGCCCCCACGATTAGATACAACACTCAGTTAGTAACGTCGGAATCTTCATTCTCAGAATGACCCTTTCTCCAGCCCGCTGCAAATTCAGACGGTGTCTGATAATTCAGCGTGGAGTGCGGGCGGCATTCGTTATAATCCTGCCGCCAGTCATTAATAATTTTCCTGGCATGAACGATATCGCTGAACCAGTGCTCATTCAAACATTCATCGCGAAATCGTCCGTTAAAGCTCTCAATAAATCCGTTCTGCGTTGGCTTGCCCGGCTGGATTAAGCGCAACTCAACACCATGCTCAAAGGCCCATTGATCCAGTGCACGGCAAGTGAACTCCGGCCCCTGGTCAGTTCTTATCGTCGCCGGATAGCCTCGAAACAGTGCAATGCTGTCCAGAATACGCGTGACCTGAACGCCTGAAATCCCAAAGGCAACAGTGACCGTCAGGCATTCCTTTGTGAAATCATCGACGCAGGTAAGACACTTGATCCTGCGACCGGTGGAAAGTGCGTCCATGACGAAATCCATCGACCAGGTCAGATTGGGCGCCGCCGGACGGAGCAGCGGCAGACGTTCTGTTGCCAGCCCTTTACGACGTCTTCTGCGTTTTACGCCCAGGCCACTGAGGTGATAAAGCCGGTACACGCGCTTATGATTAACATGAAGCCCTTCACGGCGCAGCAACTGCCAAATACGACGGTAGCCAAAACGCCTGCGCTCCAGTGCCAGCTCAGTGATGCGCCCTGATAAATGCGCATCAGCAGCCGGACGGTGAGCCTCATAGCGGCAGGTCGACAGGGATAAACCTGTAAGCCTGCAGGCACGACGTTGCGACAGACCGGTCGCATCACACATCAACATCACGGCTTCCCGCTTCTGGTCTGTCGTCAGTACTTTCGCCCAAGAGCCACCTGAAGCGCCTCTTTATCCAGCATGGCTTCGGCAAGCAGCTTCTTGAGTCTGGCGTTCTCTTCCTCAAGCGACTTCAGGCGCTTAACTTCAGGCACCTCCATACCGCCATACTTCTTACGCCAGATGTAAAACGTGGCATCGGAAATGGCATGCTTGCGGCAGAGTTCACGGGCGGGTACCCCAGCTTCGGCTTCGCGGAGAATACTGATGATCTGTTCGTCGGAAAAACGCTTCTTCATGGGGATGTCCTCATGTGGCTTATGAAGACATTACTAACATCGGGGTGTACTAATCAACGGGGAGCAGGTCAACCCCTCCTAATATTGTAAAAAAAATTAGAGATAACTACCCAAACCTGACGGATATATCTTTTGCAGAGTTAAGGCGTCTTTATCCGACCTTAACAATCAAACAAGCTAAAGCTCTAACAAGTATTAAAGAGTAGAGTTATACGCCGGTAATTCTCCGGCGCTTTTAACCTGCGAGAAAATCATGTCCACTTCGACAGGCCATCCTGTTTCCGGAACAAACGGGAGCAAAATATTTTCGAGTTCGACGAGATGACTGGTCACATATTGAAAAAGGTGCTCGACGTTGCTGATGCTCTCCGATCGAGATACACGTACTGTTTAACCGTGCCCACAGGCACCAAGTTTTAGGCAATATCACGAATGCACATTCCTTCAGAGCGCAGTTCCCGTGCGCAAACAACATCTGATGCAGGATACTTTATCGACTGTTAATATTTGCCGCGAAGGTACAGACAATTTTCGAGCTCCCGCGCTTTTGTGCGAACTGCTGATTCAGTTCTGCCAATCTAGGTAGCTATGTGCTTAACTCGCATATTTCCGCTGCATTGCTGGATAATAACGATCTCAGCCCTGCACCATCATTTATGCTTTGCCATATTCACCCCCTCCCTTTTAGCCCGTACCTCGCGCGAAGTTCTGCCAGCTTCGCAAGCCCTTCGGCGCGGGTCAGTGGCTTACCTCCGAGAACCGGCAGTTGCTTAACTGGTTCAGGAATGATTTCTCCCTTGTTTATTCGACTGCCCATTGCCGCCAACTCGACAGCAGCGTTCCTGTGCAATTCTGCATCGCTGAGACTATTGGCCCGCATGGACGAGTAAAGCGTAGTCACCAACCAGTAATGGGCGCTGCACTCCCATGGGTATGACTCGGCGTCAGGGTAAAGTCCCCGGGTGCGGCAATACTGATAAACCATCTTCACGAGTTCACCTGCATCAGGAAGCCCGGCGGCTGCTGCCGTTTCGGATTTGCACCATGCAACGAACTGGCCTGGCGAAGGCAGGAATGGACGCTCCTGGCGCCGTACCATGCGCATGCCCGCTTCAACCTGCTCCAGAGTGGTAATCCCGTTTTCTTTAAAGGCCAGCACCCACTGGCGGCGGATTTCGTCAACGTCGTCCTGGCTTCGGTTAACCAGACTTGCCGGGAACGCGGCAGCCAGCTGTACGAATAGCCCGTTGATAATCTGCGCCACCTGCTGCGTTTGCTCGTACTCGGTGTACTGCTCAGGCAAGTTGTGCGCCACGCGGCGAGCCTGTTCCCGGTCAAAATTGCGAATGCTCTCTGCGAGGTTTTTCATTCCAGCACCCCATCAATCCAGTCGGTGTTATGCAGGTCGATGCCGCCACGGGATGGCTTTGCCGTTCCGGTTGCGCGCAGCCGTTTGGTGGTGAGCTGATCCCACTGTTTGCGAAGACTTGAGGGACTCAGGATGTTGTCTTTCCAGAACTCATCCCGGTTGGCCCACTGGAACAAGTCACAGATTTCGTAGTGAGTACGCTTGTCCTGGACACGCATAAGCCTGATGGTGTTTGCCCATTCAGCCCAGTTTGGTTCAGATAGCGATGCGTTGACGGTGAGAAGCCTGTCGTAAATCCAGCGTGCGGCCTTGAGGTCGTCAGCGGATCCCCATGATTTACCTGCTGGGGTGTAAATCCCGGCGGCTGCTTCTGGATGGCGTGCGAGAAACTTTTGAGTTTTCTGGTTTCGGGATTCGTCAGAATTCCGAGACGAGGATCTTTTAATATTGTTCTTGTTATAGTCTTGGGTGTCTACCGTTTCCGGGAAGGTTTTTCCCGTTTTCGGTAACACTTTTCCCGATTTTGGGAAGACTTTTCCCGTTTTCGGCTTGTCTAAAATCCAGGCAGAAAGGTCAGTATTTATACCGACAGTTTTCATCACGCCCTGCTTTTGACTGAATATAATTTTACGTTCAGCGAGTGATTTGAGCGCATCAGAAACATGCGAATCACTCAACCCTGTAAGTTCAGCGATCACTGTGTTCGTCACACGGTCCTGTTTCTTATTCCAGCCGTAGGTAAGCCAGATCACCGCCTCAAAACACTGCCACTCACGGCCTGACATTCTCAGGCGCGGCTTAAGCTGTTGGATCTCGTTAGCGACCTTGGTATACCCGTTCGACAGGTCGGCCATACGACCTCCCGGTTGTTCAGTTCTGTTGGGGAAATTGATAATTTCAGCTGTGTTTGACATACTTAGCTCCGCAATTACACTCCGTTTTTGCACCTGAAAGCCGTTGGTGTTCGAGCACCACGGCTTTCGCCTTTTCTGAAGTCTTCACATTGCCCCCAACATGGTTGTCACCATCGCCAGCAGCGGCGCCGTAAGGTCCGGATCAACTCTGAACATTTCGAAAATCCCCTCGCCTAACTCCTTAAGCTTTTCCTTCTTCGGTGCATCGAGCATCAGAGCCTGCTTCGCCTCACTCACCTCTTTTTCCAGCCTGGCCATGCGGTAGGCAAACGAGTCGTTTTTAACGACACGGTCGCGGTATCGAAGCGGTAAGACAGACATGATCGCGGGCACGAGTTGCTCGACGTTCTTTCGGTACGATGCGGAGCCTTCTTTGTTGTCCAGCCAGCGGAACAGCTTCACGTTCCAGACATCGGCCTGGCCTGAGAAATCCACGCCATCAAGTTGGATTTCTTTCGCCGCTTCCTGGATTTGAAGCGCAACAGCTACGCGCCCTTCTGCTGCAGCCCACGCCCGGACCGCAGAACAAATATCTCGATGCTCTATCTCCCGATATGCAGGCTCGCGTTGATGACACTGGAATATCAGAGGATTAGAGGAAGCTCTGCTACTCTGTTGAAATGAAACAGTCTGCATTGTTAAGGCTCCTGTTTAGGTAAACCGTCTGTTGAGTTTGGGTAGAGATCTGGGCGCAGCTCGTGTGGTGTGACGCCTGTAGCTGAAAACAGTTGAAGTACCCTTTCAGCCGGTACTCCATTCCGTCGCCATAGCGATACGGCCATCTTTGAAACACCTATAAGAGCACCTAGCGCGCTCGCAGACCCAGTTTTCATAATTGCATTTTCTATACCAGTCATAGGACCTCCTTAAACGCGCTGAGTAAAGCATCGATTTACCTTTAAGTCAAGGCGTGCATGCCTACCAACGAGTAAAGCTATTGTTTACAATCCTTATATGAACAAAAAAGATCCTAACCAAAGCCTTATCTCAAGGCTGATAGAATTAAACGATAAAGGCTTCTCCAAAACCGAGATGGCCAAGGTTGCTAACGTTAGCAAACAGGCTGTAACCGGTTGGTTCCGAACTGGGAAAATCAGTAAAGAATCTGCGTTGGCCTTAGCAGAAGCTGCGGGAGTTTCGGTACCATGGCTACTTGGCGAGGATGTGGGAGAGAAAGATGGACTCAAGCCTGATGAGCAGCGTTTATTAGAGCTCTATCGTCAACTACCAGAAGAAGAGCAGCAAAACATGCTTCGCATTTTTTCACTTCGCCTAAAAGAACTTGATGCGCTTTATGAAAAGTATATGAAGGGAAGAATCCGCTCTGGCGGGGAATAAGTATTAATGTATTAGAGGCGATTGCTTTCAATCAGGCCATTTTTCATGCATGAGAAAATCTTCATGAGCTACAGCGACTTAGTTGCCACTATTGCTTTGGTTGTGTCAATATCTGCAGTTCCTGCGAGTGGCTTTTTAAGCTATAGGTTCGCAATCAAGGGAGAAAAGCGAAAAGAGTTTAATGCTGTATCGGATGGTTTAAGAACTAAGATCAGAGGCCAGATAAGATTGTTAGAGGATGGTTATTATCCTGCATCTGGGAAACATGAAATTTCGGATATAGAAATGGATTCTCTTATCGATCTTAGCTGCGCAAAAGCGAAACCTCTCATCTCCCAGCAATGGAAGACCTATAAAAAAGCACTTGAAGACGGCTTTATTTTCGATGAATACGGAGATTATGACTCACATAATGCTGAAAACATTCAATCTGCTTTGCAAAAACTCTTAACTTTCACCGAAAGAAGATAACTTACAAACTTTAGTTGTTGTACTCGTCACTTCAAAAATACCCCTCCGTCCAGCTACATCGATCAATCTCTGACTCTCATGGCCAGGTCTGAAATCTAGGCCATTTTTTTGCTCCCAGCAGACATTTTTTGTTTTGCCATCGACAGGTAAAGCTGCATTTAATCCATTTAAACACTGCCACTTGACCTAACGGTAAAGTGGTGATTTACTATTAGCAACCAAAGGCAATGCGAACCACTAAGGCAGGACGCCCACGAAGTAGCCGCCGACGGCATACGAACAGTCGGATGAGGTGGAGAGATTAACGCGCATCAGGTGTAAACGTTCCGCTGGCCGGCGATAAGGCAAACGAGGGTGAGAATGATTGATTTCGCACGCAAACCAGGACGGCAGCAGGCCGTAAAGCTGAACTTCTTCGAGGTGATTCTTCGCCGCCTGTGCTACCTGCTGGCGCAAAAGGGGAATCCAGATGTGTAACTCAACGAAATGCGGGTACTGCGGCAAGCCGGTTGAACCGGAGGAAGTAGTCAAAAGTACCCTTCTCTATCGCAACGGCGCACAGCTGGCGCGCAAAGAAAAAGAATACTGCTCTGAACGTTGTGCTTCCTACGACCAAATGGCCCACGAGGCATAACGTAAAAGCCGCGCAAGGCGGCCCGTACGTCCGGTGCTCCCGACCAAAGTTACACCGGAAAACTACTTAAAAAACCAAAGTTCACCCAATGGGCGCTATCTCTGGCCCGGGGATCTTACATCCAAAAAAGAGGATCTCACATGGAATTTTTCTATGTAGTTAAGGCTACGCAGAAATCAGGCAAAGATGATGCAGTGATTTGGTTCACTGCTAAATCAGAAGCCCGTGCCAACCTGCAGCTCGATGTTGAGCTGGAAGATGCCGGTATTGAAACAGGACGCGGTAAGGATTACGCAAAACCGGTTCGCACCGATTTCCCGGTGTATAACGACCTCCCGGAAGAAAGCACCGTGGATTACACCTGGTGCAAACGCTACGAACTGCAGGACGATGGACGCACCTGGCTGCCAAAGGCTGGTGCTGAGTCAACTGAAGCCGTGGACAACACTGCCGCGCCGGAAACGACCGTTAAAGTCGAAACTACCGTCGAGAGTGTCCCGCTTGAAAACCGCACTCCAGCGGTTCGTTTTGCCGTCCACCTGATCTGCGACAATTACCAGTCACACATCACTAAAGAGCAGCAGCTGGCTGCCAGCGAAATGTCACTGGATGAAGGCAACACCTATCTCCAGAACCTGCTGCTAGCGAGGTACGACATCCCTGAAGTTGCCGAACTGAGCCTGAACGCTGAGTGGAAACTGGTTCAGACGATTAAGCAGGTCTTCTCGCAAGATGAAGCACACGAAGCTGAAGTTATCGGTGCATTCATGGCTGACTGGGCGAGAGCCGACGCTGGCGAACGCAATCAGTTAGTTGAAGAGTGGAGAAGTGGAAAGCTAACTCTTCTCAAATCAGAAAACACCTGCCTCAAAGACGTTGAAACTGCCCAGGTTCCAGAACCCGGAAACGGTATTCAGATTGACGAGAATGATGACGAAACCACTCGTTATCCAGTCGTTCGTATGCCGTTCCGGAAGCAGCTACTCGCCCAGTTCACCGCCAACGAACTGCGCCACCACTTAACCCGCGAAGAATACGAAGGTATCAGTGCGCTGGAAATGGACACTGACAACAGCTATGTCCAGAACCTGCTCCTGGCGGCAGAAAACTGCGAAGAGGTTAAGGGTTACGATACCAAAGACCTTTGGCGCTATACCGACGCCATTCGCAAGGTGTTCAGCCAGGAGAAGCGTCACGAACTCGCTCTGGTACTTCGTTTTACCCGAATCTGGGCTGCGACTGATTACATTGACCGTGGCATTCTGGCGCGCGAATGGGCTGCCGGTAATCGCATCAGTAATGTTCAGCGCACCGATTCTGGTACCAATGCCGACGGCGGGTATGTAACGGATCGCGGCGAAGGCGCGCATCACACTCTGGACACTCTCGATCTAGAGATCGCATGCGCCCTGCTGCCTATGGACTTCCACCACTTCGAAATTCCTTCGAGCGTGTTACGACGTGCCAAAGAAATCGTGGCTAAGAAAGAAGAACCATGGAAATCATGGAGCGCCATCCTGCGTAATCAGCCCGGCGTACTGGCGGTGAACCGTGCGGCAATCTTCAATCTGATCCGCATAGCGCCGGAAAACATCCACCACACGCCAGCGGCTCATCTTGAGTTCGTTAATAAAACCATGACGGCTGAATTTAACTCTGCGGTGGAATTTCTGCCGTTGCCTACTCCTGTAGTTGAGACTGAAGCCCCAGCTGAACAACCGCAGGTTGAAAATCTCGGCTGCGGCGTGTTCTCCATCGATGGTCTGATGGTTGGAAATACCGCCCCGGTCATCGATATCCCCTCAAATGAAGTCGAAAAAATGGAAAACACAGCGGAGACCACCAGCGATGTGCAGATGGAAACGGCTAAGCCAGAGAAAGACGAAGATGTTGGTTCGGTACCACCGGGCGAAAGCACTGATGCAGCTAATACGCAGACAGATTCTATAGCGCCGAAAGAGCAGCAGTCAGAGCCAATTATCGAATACCCGGCTTACTTCGAGCCTGGCCGCTACGAAGGTCTGCCGAATGATGTTTATCACGCAGCAAACGGTATTAGCTCAACCCAGGTAAAAGATGCCCGCGTCAGCCTGATGTACTTCAACGCGCGCCATGTGGCTAAAACCATCCCGCGCACAGCATCAAAAGTGCTGGATATGGGAAATCTGGTGCACGCCCTTGCACTACAGCCGGAAAACCTCGAAGCAGAGTTCAGCGTGGAGCCTGAGATCCCGGAGGGTGCTTTCACCACCACCGCAACTCTGCGCGAGTTCATCGACGAGTACAACGCCAGCCTGCCGGCCCTGTTAAGCGCTGACGAGATTAAAGCGTTGCTTGAACAACATAACGCATCCCTTCCCGCTCAAGTGCCGCTTGGCGCGAGCCTGGAAGAAACGGCTCAAAGCTATATGGTTCTCCCAGCTGAATACCAGCGTATTGAAGAAGGCCAGAAGCAGACAGCAACGGCAATGAAAGCATGCATTAAAGAGTACAACGCCACCCTGCCCGTGCCGGTTAAAACCAGCGGCAGCCGTGACGCGCTGCTTGAGCAATTGGCAATCATCAACCCTGACCTTGTGGCTCTGGAAGCACAGAAACCGACACCGCTGAAAGTGTCTGGTACTAAAGCAGACATGATCCAGGCAGTTAAATCAGTTAAGCCCGATGCCATGTTCGCCGACGAACTGCTGGATGCCTGGCGCGACAACCCTGGCGAAAAGATTCTGGTTACCCGCCAGCAGCTGTCCACAGCGCGGGCAATTCAGTCCGCACTACTGGCGCACCCTACCGCGGGCATGCTGCTGACACATCCAAGCCGCGCCGTTGAAGTGAGCTACTTCGGCTTTGACGACGAAACAGGTTTAGAAGTGCGTGTTCGTCCGGACCTCGAAATTGAACTGGACGGCGTGCGCATCGGTGCGGACCTGAAAACCATCAGCATGTGGAATGTGAAGCAAGAAAGCCTGCGCGCCAGGCTGCATAGGGAAATCATTGACCGGGACTACCACCTCAGTGCGGCTATGTATTGCGAGACCGCGGCGCTGGACCAGTTCTTCTGGATTTTCGTCAACAAAGACGAGAACTACCACTGGATCGCCATCATCGAGGCGTCCAACGAACTACTGGAACTGGGCATGCTCGAGTACCGCAAAACGATGCGCGCCATCGCAACCGGATTCGACACGGGCGAATGGCCAGCGCCGATCACTACCGATTACACCGATGAACTGAACGACTTCGACCTGCGCCGCCTCGAAGCGCTGCGCACTCAGGCTTAAGGGGGATTTATGCATAACACTAACGTTACCGTTGCTGACCAGAACACCGTTATTAACTCCAACGTGGCTCTGTTCGACTCCCAGTATCTGAACGCCATCAGCACGTTCGCGCAGATTATGGCGCAGGGAACTGCCACCGTTCCTAAACACCTGCAGGGCAATCAGGCTGACTGCATGGCTGTAGCGATGCAAGCGGCACAGTGGCAGATGAATCCCTTTGCCGTAGCGCAGAAGACGCACCTGATTAACGGTGTGCTCGGGTATGAAGCGCAGCTGGTTAATGCCGTCATTTCACGCAGCGGCGTACTGGCCAGCCGCTTTGAATATGAATGGTATGGGCCATGGGAAAAGGTCGTTGGAAAATTCAATATCCGTAAAGGCGACAAAGGCGAGTACCGCGTACCAGGCTGGACCCTGGCTGACGAAGCCGGGATCGGCATCATTATCCGCGCAACGTTGAAAGGTGAAGATCAGCCGAGAGAACTTGATTTACTGCTGGCTCAGGCCCGTACCCGAAACTCTACCCTTTGGGCTGACGACCCTCGCCAGCAGTTGGCGTACCTGGCCGTCAAACGCTGGGCGAGACTGTTCTGCCCGGATGTGATTCTGGGCGTTTACACCCCTGATGAGCTCGATGATCGACGAGAAGAACGAGAGGTAAACCCGGCACCGGCGCAGCACGTTAGCCTTGCAGACATTTCAGGTGACAACGTCACTACCACTCAAACGGCTCAGGAATCAGCTCAAAACATCGATGCACTTGCTGATGATTTCCGTGATCGCATCGAGGCGGCTCAGGATGGGGATAGCGCTAAAGCTCTGCGCGCAGATATTGAAACCGTGAAAGCAACGCTGGGTTCTGCCCTGTTCACTGAGCTGAAAAACAAGGCCGTGAAGCGTTATTACCTGGTGGACGCACGCAACAAGGTTGAGGCCGCTATTAACTCCCTGCCCCAGCCTGACGAACCGAATGCCGCCGAACGGTTCGCGGAGGCCGAGCGCGTACTGGCATCTTCAAAGCGTCACCTGGGCGACGAACTGCATGGTCAGTTCAGCATCACCCTGGCGGATATGAAACCGGAATACGTGGACTAACGAGATCGGGAGGGGAAACCCTCCCTCAAGGAGAAGAAATGCGACTGATTAATCGAGGCAGTAAGCAATCCCCTTTGGCTCGCCAGGCATGTGAAATCGCACTCACAGCCCACCAGCAAAGATATGGCGAGTATGGGCGCAGCAAGATGAAAGAGACCTATACGGTGAGAGTGGAAGGCGTGAAGGTCTGGGTTGAAGTGGTCAACTGCAAGGCAAGCTACGTGGCCACAGCAATGATCGGCATGCGCCGACTGCGTTCCCTGCCCGGCCAGGCAAACTGAAACTGAAATATCAACGACTATAGACCGGCATATCTATACTCATGCCGGTTACCTGAGGTGAACCATGTCGCAGGTAATTTTTAACGAAGAATGGGTTGTTGGCGCAAGGCTCACAGAAAAAACAGGCCTGACCCAACGACAGATTGAGAAGTATCGCCAGGGCTGCTGGGTGGAAGGTGTCCATTTTAAACGGATATCGCCTTCTGGGGAAAAAACCTTGCGTGGCACAACCTGGTATAACTATCCGAGAATTAATCAGTTAATAAGGGATGCGTAAGATGGCAGCTTTGCCTACAGGTGTCGAAATCAGAAACAATAAGATTTGCATCTGGTTTATGTACCGGGGAAAACGTTGCCGCGAAATTCTCAAAGGTTGGATTAACACCCCGGCGAATATCAAAAAAGCCGGGAATCTTCGGGCTGTGATCGTTAGCGAGATCAACCTTGGGGAGTTTGATTACAACCAGCGCTTTCCTTCATCGTCCATAGCAAAAAAAACCGTAACCACTGTTTCAGTTCAAACCTTTTCAGAGCTGTGTGAACTGTGGACGAGCATTAAAGAAACAGAAATTAGCGCGAATACGATGCGTAAGACGCGCTCACAACTCGGTACGTTAATGCACATCATTAACGAAGACACACCTGTTTCAACTATACGCCATAGCGACATTCTGAAATACAGGAAGGAGCTGTTGAACGGTGAGACACTTTACCTGGCAAATCCCAGAAGCAACAAACAGGGACGCACTGTGCGTACCGTAAACAACTATATATCGCTTCTGTGCTCCCTTCTTCGGTTTGCACACAAATCCGGTTTTATCAGTGGCAAGCCCTTTGAGGGGATCAAGAAACTACACAAAGGAAAAGTAAAACCGGATCCTTTAACGAAGCAGGAGTTTAGTTTGCTTGCGGAATCCGAGCGTGGCCAAAGCCTCAATATGTGGACGTTTGCAGTTTATACCGGTGTCCGTCATGGAGAGCTCGCAGCTCTTGCCTGGGAAGATATCGACTGGGAAAAAGGTACGGCTCATATACAGCGCAATCTTAATGCCTTGGGCATGTTCGGCCCACCAAAAACCGAAGCAGGTAACCGGGTTATCACCCTTTTAGAGCCAGCACTTGAAGCCTTGAAATCGCAGCGCAAATTGACAGCGCTACAGCCTAAAACCGAAATTGTCTTTAATCATCGCGAGTATGGCGCAGTGGAACATCAAAGCCTGCGATTCGTTTTCATACCCCGGATGCGCAAAGGAGAACAGAAAGCCTACTACTCTTTATCGAGCATCGGTGCGAGATTCAACGCAGCTGTAAAACGTGCTGGTATTCGCCGCCGGAATCCGTACCATACGCGGCATACTTTTGCCTGCTGGCTTTTATCTGCCGGCGCTAACCCGTCTTTCATAGCCAGCCAGATGGGGCATGAAAACGCGCAAATGGTTTATGAAGTCTACGGTGCGTGGATTGAAGAAATGAATGGCGAACAGGTGCTGATGCTTAACGATAAGCTCGCACGCTGA